ATTAAGATCTTTAGAAGCAAAGAAAATATCAATGCCAGTTAAGAATGCTCCACCTTTTTGTTGTACTAAGAAAGTCTGTGCAAGTGGATCCCACCAACCAGTATCACCAACAACACGCTCTGCAGTTTCAGTAATAGTCTGAGTTTGATTGACAACCTCAGAAGCAACAGTTGCATTACGAACTGCATTAATAGTTGCTTGTTTAGTCTCCAAAATACCTTGTGCACGATATTGAACAATACCACGAGAAGTAAAGTCTCCTGCATTACCAGCAGAGTCAGTAATTCTTAGTTCTTTAATACCAGTGCGGAATCGTAAAGCATCAGTATTTGGAATAGTAAATAATCCATACACATCACCATTAAAATTAGATACTAAAGTTTCACCCTTAGCCTTTGGTGTAACAGTGGCATTAATTGTACCACGTGCGCTTGAGATTGAACCAGTGATAATTTCACCAGATTGGAAAGTACCATTAATGTTTAATACATAAACTGCTTTAGCACCAGTTGAAGAAATTTCATATCCAACACAAACTGCAGTAGCACCAGAAGTTAGACCAGTAATGACATCACCACGATTTAACGCAGAAATAGTATTTGCAGTATTTTCACCACCAATACGACGAGCAGTTTCAGCTGATTGCGAACCTACGTTTGTATTAGTATCAAATTCTGATCCAAAACCTGTCACTGAATTAAATGGGATGCGAGTTGCTGGTTGGATATGAGCATTAACATTGATACTGTCAAAGAATGAATACAATGTTGTTAATGGTTTGTATCCCTTTGCTTGGATAAGAACACCACGTGAACGAATGAATGGAATAACAGCAGTTGATAGAACTTTGTCTTCAACCATTTGTTTATCAACTTTAGCAACAATAGAAGTAGTAACACCACTTCTTGCTTGACCAACTTGGCGAGCAATAGTTGCAATAGTTGCTTGACGAGCATTATCACCAGCAAGTGCACCAAAGCGACGATTCATCTCATCAATAGAGATACGAACATCACCGAATCCAGACGCCCAGTTATCACCAGCAGTATATGTTACACGACCGAGTTCACGGAAAGAACCAGTCCATTGAGTTTGCCATGCATTCCAAACTGTACCAAGAGCACCAGATCTTTCAAGTGCTGTACGGATTGCTTCAAAATTACCTTCTACGTTATTGATAACATCTGGGCGACGATCCACTTCAAACCACTCATCAGAAGATGGGTTTAATTGAATGTTACCGATAAATGTAAAAATTGCAAAGGGGTTTACGTTTTCAACACGAGATGCAACTGCTTGTTTAATAAACTCAATATTGCTATATGGCAAAGTGATAATATCACCAGTTAATGCATATTTGTTTGCAGTTCTTTGTGCAGTTGTGGAACTCTTTTCGATTAAATTTACGTTATCCATACGATAAAATGGACGGAGTTCCTTTGCTTCCATATCAATGGAGCACTTGTAGTCTGGGTTAGTCGCATCACCAACACCATGACCAGTGAAACTGTCAACAATAAAGCCATTCTTATAACGATCCAAGCCATCGGCATCTGGAATAGTTAAACTTACGGTTTCTTGTTCTAATAATGATAATGATGTGTAATATTCTAGAGTATCAATACGCTTCTCTAGAGCACCGATATCACGCATTGTGTAGCGACGATTATCCATTGATTGGATCTGAATATTACCTGCAGATGTACCAAAAGTATATGGCTCAAGATTTAACTTGTAGAGAACCATACCATTCTTTGGATCTTCTGGTTCAGCTGGGTTTAGAGACGGAACACCTTTAACTTGGAAAAAGTTTCCGTTAAAATCAATTGCAATTTTGTCTCTACGTGATAGGTAGTAAGATATATCAGCTTCCACGTTAACTGCACGTTTTGGAATCTGTGTTAATGAAGCACCTGCAGAAACAAAGTCTGTACCTGTGTCATCAATTCTTGGACGGAAATCTAGGACATCACGCAATGGATATCCAGAGTATGAAGGAATTTCTTCGTAACGAATACCAGAACCAGTATATGAATCTACTGAGAAATAGTCACCAGTACCGTGTTCGAAATAATCAAATGTAATTCTAATTGGTGCTGATGGAACAGGATAACCCTGCTTTAATGTTAATTTACCCACATCATAGTAGTCATCTCTTTGACCATCATCAAACGAGAAGTAATCATTAACATCAATGGTATATACACCACTTGGTGATGCCCAAGTACCAGTATCCATCTTAATACCAGAAACTCTCCAGACGTCTGCTTTACCTAATTTGATAGTTGGTGCAGTACCAGTAGTTTTAGTGGAAATTGTTAATGTTGTATTTGTAAGAGTCTTAGTCTTTTCTTTAGCATCAATAGAAGTCTTACGAACTGCTGCAAGAATAGTAAATTGAGTAGTTGCGTATGTATCTGGAAGAGTGAAAATAACTTGACGTAATGCAGGTGATACCACATTGATTCCAGAAGGAACAACAATCTCACCTGTAGAAGTAACTATTAACAGATAATTATTAGCCTGAGCAGCAGAAGCAAATGTATCAGCTGATCCAACAGCATTAATCGTTACAGTACAAGTAGTACCCAAGTCAGCAGAAGATGTTGTTACAAAACGCTGAGTTGTAGTATATGAAGTTCCAATTGTTGTATCATCCACGCTTCTAAGTTTACGAATAGCATAGAATGGTAAAGTAAATAGTAGTGGAGAATTTTGTGGCTCAACAAGAGTAGTTGACAAACGATTAATCGCAACACCAGTAACAGAGACGTTTGCATTAACAGTTAAAGAAATATCTGATCCAATTGCTGTTATACGACGTGTTACAGCTGACGATCCAAAATATACCCAATCACCAATTTTAAGTTCTGATGTAAAACGAGTTCCTGTACCAGTAATTGTGGTACTGGCAGAAGCAGTTGCTGAACCTGTTAGTTTAGTTTGGTATGGTGAAATGTCAGCAGTGAAGTTAGTTCCAGTAGAACCAGCATTATAATAAATCTGTTTAACATCACGATCAAAATTCTTACCAGAATTTAATGCTATATTTGATAATTGTAATTTGTATACATCAACTGCACGAGAAGCACCAAGAGTATGTAACTCAATACCACGAACACGTGCAGTACCAATTTTGGAACCTGCAGCAGTACCAGCAGAAGCAGTTAGTTGATCATATAAATCAACTGTTTGAAAAATATCAATACGTGGAATATTATTAATATTAGTTACTAGAACATAATTACCAACAGTTGTTTGAACTTGAGTATCAGCAACACGTGCATAATCTCGTGCTTTATCAATCGGAAGATATTCAGTACCAATCTTTTCAATCTCGTAACCTTGAACATAGGCTTTTCCTGGTTCTAGTCCAAGAGCAAGTTTAGAATCACTACCTTCTTCAGTTGCTGGATCAAAAATACCACGATTATAATTTAATGCAGTTGCTGCAGTATATTTCCATGTAACACCACCAACACCATCAGTTGCAGTACTTGAAGTGTGAATTGGAGGTTGTGCACCTGATGATCCATTACTAGTTGCTGTATAATAGTTTGTTGTTCCTGTAATTTTATAAGAAACAATATCACCAATTAAGTATGATGTGTTTTCTGTCCAAGTACCACGATTGTTATCACGGTGTTCACGAATATCTAATGGAAAATTACGAACAACATAGTTGCCTGACTCATCATAAGTACGACGAGCAAGAGTTTGTTCAATAACTGAATAATCAGTTGTACGAACTTTATATTGAATTTGACCATCCTTAACTCTTAATAATTCAACGAAGTCTTTATCTTCAATTGTTTCAATAGTTCTCTTTTCAAGAGTAAGATCGGTTTTATAACGATGTGCACCTGGAGCTGCAAAGTTAGAAGAGCCTTGAGCATTATCTTGTAATGATGCAGCTTCTTCTGGAGTAACAATAGATTCAGTAAGTTTAAGTCCAACACGATATGTCGGAGTGTTGGTATATTTGTCAAGCAATAAAGTTTGACTTGGAACCAACATAAAGAAACCATTAATATAATAGACACCACGTTCAATCTGAGCTGCAGAACCTACACCAATAGAATCTGCTAATATGCTAGTGAACGCACGAGCAACTGGGGCATCTTCTGTGGTAAGAATTTCATTATCTTGAAATGTTTTAGTTAATGTATCTGTGCCTGATTGTAGATATTTTACATAGATTGTTGGAGAGTCATCACTGGTAGAAGTTGTAACAGCAACTACCTTACCCTTAACACCAGTTGTATTACCAACAATATTGTAACCAAGAATTTCTTCGATATAGGTATCAACAGAAACTCCATTATATGTGGGTTGTAATTTTATATAATTAAAACCATCATCAAATGAAATCTGTCCTGGAAGAACCATTGCTCCTTGACGGAACATATGGTCACCATGGCGAGCGATCTGATTTTGCAGAATAGTCTGCAGCTGAGTTAGTTCTCTTGCCTGTACTGGAAATCCAGGACGAAACAATACTTTGAGGTATTTATCATCCTCAGAGTAGTCGTCATAATATGGAGATACATTAAAATTAATGGTCATTTGGTTTCTCTATTAAACATTACCTATTATTTATTACATCTCTACGATAATCTTTATATCTTCGATTTAGTCACTTGCACGATTAATTGGGCGACGATTTTCTACGTAGATTATATCACCGCTG